CGGCCATCTCGTTCAGGCCGTTTGACTTCCAGAACCAACCCGCGCCCCGGCAGCCGATGACCGGCTCGGTGAGCAGCCGGGGATTGGTGAGAAGCGTGTCGTCGCCGAACAGGGCGAGCGAACAGTCTCGGTGGTTGTTGAATCCGGTGATCTGGATCGGCCCGTGGCCCTTGAAGTACGGTCCCGGACTCGAGCCGCCCTGACTGGCGTACATCCTGGCTTCGCTTTCCGTGTTCCCCAGGTCCGCACGCCCGTTGTAGGCCACCCCGGAGGCGATCTCTTCCATGTACCGGAGCTCTGTGGATTCATGGGCAAGCTGGGCAATGAAAGCCGCCTGCCTTCCGGGGGAATTGATCTCGAACTCGTGCATCGCGTCCGCCAAAGCAGGGTAGAACACCGAAGCCTTCTCAGCCGAGAGATTCGGCATGATCTGGTTCAGGTGCTTGGCGTTCATCATGTCACTCGGCCTCGTATTCGTCCGGGATCAGCCAGGAGGCCATGAACCCGAAAAGCATGGCGCACATCGCCTCCACCCCTGCCGGGGGCCTTACTCCCCAAGCTTGTTCAATGCCCCAGAAAGTCAGTGCCGTAAGACCTGTCCCGACGACCCCGGCTGATACCTTGCGTTTGGGCTTCCAGTCGTTCATCTGCCGGCCCTCGCTTTCCGCAGGATCTCGAGCTGCCGTCTCAAGTACCGTAGTTGCTCGATGTCATCGCGCGTCTTGTTGGGTTTCTGCTCGATCCTTGCGATCTGGGCGATCATGGCTTCCATCTGCCTGTCCAGGGCGATGTCTGCCTTAGAGCCGGCTATGACGATCTTCTCGTCCAGGGCCATTACGTCGTCCTGCGTGGCAATCTGACTCTTAACGGACCACGTAGCCCCTGTGATAGCCCCGACAATCACGACGGTCGGCCATACGGCTGTAAGCATCCTGAACCCCCTACTTAGGCTTTGTGGGCCAGGTGAGGCCCCCGTGGGGGGCGTTCTCGATGTGACGGGAGATTCTTTCCTGCGCCCGCGTGATGCGCGAGTCGAGTTTCTTGTCCTCTTCCTCGATGTGCTTGAGTCTTTCACTGATGGATGACAGCTTTTCGACAATGACCGCCTGGTTTCTCCACAGGGCAAGACTCGACCCAGCAAAAGAGGTCACGAACACCACCACCGCCCCGGCGACGACCTGCCTTAGCCACGCAGGCCAGCCTTCCGGCCTGGCGGCGGCTAGAGCGAGTGCCAAAACAGAATGGCCGTTCTGTAGCTCCATTCATTTGTGTCCGAGAGCCCATCCCGTCCCGTGGTTGGAAGAGAAATTTTCATTCTCCACCCCGGACCACGCCCCGACCTTCGCAGAATCATCGGACTGGATTCTGAACAACGCCCCGAATCGTCCGTTCAGCTTGTAGCCTAGGCCCCGAATCGTCCGTTCAGCTTGTAGCCTAGCCCAAACTGGACATAAGCCTTGCCCTCGGTGTTACCCGACCAGCGGACCTGAACATAGACCCCGAGCGGGAACACCAGACGAACGAAAAGGGCCGCATTCCAGAACAGGGAGTCCTCGGAGAAATACTTGAACCCATGCCCACGGGTAAGGAAAACGAACCCATCCTTGAAACCCACGGCAAGACCGATTGAGGCCACCCATTCGACAGGAACGGTCGTCCAGTTCCCCAGCTTCCAGAGAAGCCAGGACTCTCCGGGGTGTCTTTCCTCTAGGATTCTCACGTCTTGATGATCTTCGAGATGATGATCGCGGGCGGCATGTTCTGCGAACTGCCCGACCCGGTGTTGTTGATCGTGACGCCGGTGGTCGCGGAAGTGATCCCGCCGACGTTCTGATTCGATGGGAATGAATACGTCACGCCCACTGGCGATAGGTCGGATCGCCAGTACGACCCCGCGTGCGTGTGCCCTGGGTCTGTCACGGTATGCGTGTGTTGATGAAGCAATTGGCTTCCGCCAGTCGCGCCTAACGTCGTTCCGGTTATCCCCGATACGGCATTCGTGACCCGCGAGGCGGCGGACCCGCCCATATCGTCTTTACCGAAAGACGCCCTTCCCCTGAAGTCCGGAAGATTAAAGGTCGTCGATCCATCCCCCACCCCATATGTCTCCCCGATCACGTCGAACAGAGCGGAGTAGGTAGTTCTATCAACAGCCTGTCCGTAGCACAGAAGCCACCCTGTTGGCGCGGACGCCCCGGCGTAATCGACAACCGTCCCCACAGGAAGAACGGCGGAATTGCTTGTAAGAAGCGTGCCGGATTCGTCCGGCAGGGTATATGTCCTGTCAGCCGCCAGCGTGTCGGCCTGGAGCGTACCGGAGTACGTGCCTTGACCGAATTTCACGACCCCCGATAACCAGGCGTCAACCCATCTGAGGGCCGATGACCCCAGGTCATAGGTATTGTCCGCGTTGGGCCTGAAGTCAGCAGTCGGCTTGGTCTCGTTGTTCTTCGTGAGACATGCCTGGATGCCGGTAGCGAGCTCGTCGTCATTCTCGTCATGTCTGGTGGCGAGAATCTTGATCGCCGCATCGCGGTCGTTCGTCCAGTCTTTCGTGCGGGTGAACGTCCCGCTTCCATTCCAGGCCACTAGATCACCCCTCCTGGTTCAAAGAGGTATGTGAAAGCATACCAGTCAAGCGATTGATCTGAAGTCTCCACTTTCACCCTCGGGCTGAAACAGTACCCGAAAGCCCCCTGTGAAAGCCAGTCAGAGAAAGGCAGTGTTTCGGACGGCCAGTCCGTCGTATCCCAGCTAGACGTGTCCCAATCCCCGCCCACAACCCCCGGAACGGAGACCCCGGCCTCCACGGCAGGATCCACGAAATCCGCCCCCACCGAAGCAGAGTAGGAGGTGGACCCCGAAGAAGACCCCTGAACCCTTAAAGCGGTGACGAGTTTCAGCTTCGATCTGTCCCCGAGATAGTTCCAGGCCGGCTGGGCGTCCCCTCTGATCGGGGTTGTGTCATCCGCCATTCCTTCATCCGCGAGGTACACAGCCCCGCTTCCCCCGAAATACAGCCGGTCGTTATACAGCCCCCAGCATCTGGCATTCATGCCGGTGAACTTGCACCACGCCCCGGTCTCGGTATTGACCACATGCTGATGGAATTCAGCCGCCGACACGGGAACATTGAAGATTCCCATATTCCCCCTCGGGTAGAGGATCGACTGCCACCCATAGTTGTCCCCGTAGTCCTGGAGAGCCTGGGAAATAGCCCCCCTGATCCTGTCCGACAGGGCCTCGGTTTTCTGGCCCCGACCAAGTGACAGAATCTTGGAAAGCGGCATGTAGCCGTCTTTTGTCGAGACGACTAGATCGGAGCCGACCTTGGTGACGCTGCGTATGGACAAAGGGGGCCCCGTCCTGAAGATGCCTATCAGGCTCCAGTCGTTCGCGTCACTCGGATCTGAGCCGTTATAGATCACGATGTCCCCGGAGGTCATCAGGAACACGGCCAAGTCATTCACCCCATCCCCACCGTCAACGGTCCAGGTCCCCATCGCTATCAGGTTTCCACCGAACCCAGAAACCCTCCCCAGCGGAAACTTGCTCAAAGCCCCACCTAGGGCATCGGTCGCGGAGTAGTAGAAATCCTGGTCCGCTCCGGTCCAGAAGTAACTTCTGTTCTTGTAGACGTTGATCCCGATCAGATTGGAAACCGTAAGTCCCGTGGCCGAGATGGTCATCGCAGTCAGTCCCGACCCATCGTAGATTTGCGGGGCGTCCGTTCCATTGACCAGGCCCATCCTGGCCCCGCCTGCGGCGTCATCGAACTGCGCCCATTGCCACTTGTCCGAAGAGTACCCGGAGGCCAGCGCCACCCCAGACCCTGCGGAGGACACGTCCCAGATCGTTCCCCCTGCGGCGGCGATGAACTTCCTTTGTGCCCCCGCATTGAATTCCGCCAGGGTGAAGACATCCGCCCCCAGGTCTGTGGCGTAGGACGTGAATCCTTTACGGAGGGAGACTTTCCCGAACCCAGGAAACCAGTTTTCCAGGCGGATCGCCTCATCCTCCTTCATCGCGTCGATGGAGTCCCTGGCGTTCCAGCCCCTCACCGGAGCCGGAATAGCCTTCGCAAAAGACTTTACGTCCCTAGCTGCCATCAAACATGCTTCCAATGTCTGCGATGCTTGATATTAGAAATCTGCGTTGGTGTCATGCCGAACGTCCTAGCTAGGGACGCTCCGCTATGCCCAGCTTCTAGCTTGTATCTAATGAATAACACTTCCTCTGTGGTCAGCTTCGCCATATTATGTTGATGTCCGCGCCTTCCCCTTCCGCGCCCCTTCAGTTTCATATCCATCATATTTGCGGCATTTGACCCAAGGAAGAGATGGTCGATGTTCACACAAGCACGGTTGTCACATTTATGGCAAACAAATAACCCATCAGGGACAGCCCCTTTATAACGCTCCCATACTGCACGATGCGCCCGAACTAACTTACTGCCTTTTTGCAATCTCGCATAGCCATGCTTCGTTAATTTGCCTGTGTATACCCAACATCCTTTTTCTTCGTCTATTTCGATTCTTGAATAAAGACGATCCCAAAATGTAACTCCAGTTTTAGGTCTTCCAGTCATGATCCAAACCCTGATTCCGGCAAATTCATCCTGAAATCCGGGACCATCCTCGGCCCACTCAGATTCACCACCGGGATGCCGCCGTCTCGCGCCTTCGCCTTATCGATTTCCCTTACGGCGGTGTCCTTGTCTTCCATGTAGGAAAGTCCCTTGGAAGACCTAAACCGCCAAATGGCATCCAGGGTGATGAGTTCTTCATCGATCAGCGCGACATCCGTATCAGCCTGATAGGCCGAGTAGGTTGTCGATCCCGCAGAGTTCGCCGCCCAATTCTTGGAGACGTACTCGAAGACCAGATCAATGTTCGCCTCTGATGGGGTCGGGTCGATAAAGAACTTTGCGGAAGCCCCGTCCGCCTTGATCCGGAACCTGATCCGGGAAGAGGCCGACGCGACCAGCCCTGACTTGAAAATCTGCCATTCAAGCGGAGTCCGGGGGCCCCTCATTGACCAGTAGTTGTCGCGGTCCCAGGCTGTTTCCTGGATCAGCCAGCCGAAATCAGAGGGCAGGGCATAAGAGGCCGTATCCGCAGCCGTGACAAAGGCGTTCTCCTTCTGGAGAATCGTCCAGGGGAACCGCGCGAGCGTCTTGCCTGAACGATTGACCACCCTGTAAAGCTGCTTCGCGGTCTTGCTCGAGGAGCCGACAATCGAGGCAGGCGCGGTGAATCCGATCTCCTCGGCTACGGTCTGACAGACGCTCAAAAGGCTCATAGTGTCACCTGCTTAGGCGGTCGCCCGCGCCGCTTCGGCTGAACAGCAGCCTCCAGGGCAGCGAGACGCTTGCGGAGTTCCTGGTTCTCCTCCTCAAGCTTCCCGATGGACGGATTCACTGCGGAGAGCATTTGCTTCGCTTTTTCCTGGAGGGATCGCGCCCCCATCCCAATGTCCTGGAGAGCCTGGTCAGAGCAGTTCGAAAGGTCTTCCACAGTCCGGATGCCGATGCTCTTGAGCTTGAGCGCGAACGATGGCCCGATGCCTTCCATTTTTTCAACCGGCGTCCCCACCACGGGGGCTTCTGCACCACGCTTGAATGCTGCGTAGGCATTGGGGAATCTTTCGATGTCTTCCTTGCCGACTTCCTTGTGGACGATCTGCTGGGGCTGTCCTTTGACCATGATCTCGACGTATTCGCGGTCTTCATAAATGGGTCTCCCCAGATCCTTGCTTTTCTTCCCGAGAAGCTTGGGCTTCAGGAAGAACCTGGCAATGCAGGACTGATCATCAAGCCGCTGGCCGGGCAGAAACTGCGTCCAAGCGTCGTCTACCACCGGATCCATTTTCCCTCCAATTATCTGCATGCAAGTTCATTTTCCTGGCAATGAACGGGATCAGACCATCACCGTGAACGATGATCTGGGAGCCGAACTTTGACAGGTCTTTAGCCAGGGACTGGAAGTCCTGGGCTTGTTTCGCCATCCACCGCGCACACCTGAATTCCTTGCCGTCCGCGAAGATCGGTAGCTGCGCTTCCTTGTCGTTCAAGGGCTGTCTGTAGGCGTGATTGTCCTTCCCCCTGTAGGACGAATCGAACCCGAACAGATGCTGCTTTCGGTATCCCCACAGATGGGCAAAAGTCATTGCCTTCAGCCCTATCGTCCCGCCGCCCCCGACTATCGTGATCGGCTTGTCCGGATACTTCCCGGCAAGGTCTTCCATGCCGTTCATGTAGCCCAGCCACATGATGACGTGATAGCCCTCCAGGGCATCGAATACCGATGGGTGACACTGCGCGGCGATGAGATAGGTGCAATCCTTGTGAGGGTGCTGGACGAAGCAGACATTATCCGGTCGCGCATCCAGCATCAGCATGAAATCCGGAATGATCC